TGGATACATTCTGTTGCCATATTTATCCGATTGCATAATTTCTACATAAGCACCAGTAGGAGGAACTCTATTGGTTTTTACACTAATAGAACGCTGTCCAAATTGTGCCCAGTTTATTTTGTTAATCTTGATGCTCATTGATGTCTCCTTTTATTATTTTTATATATCACATTATATATTGTTAACAAAGTAAGAGGTCTTAACTTTTGTAAATCATCACCGTAAAGTCCTGCTCCTCTTAGTTCTTCATCTACTAGTATTTCAACTAAATTGTTTATTGCTAACCTTTTAAATTCATCATTGTCGCTCCAAGATTCTTTTGTTTCAGTTGTTTTTTTACGAGGATTCATTTGATTCTCCTTTAAAAGATTTGAATTTTGTCATTTCATCAATCTTATCTGAAAATTCTTGATCTTTTTGTTCTTGAGTTTTATCCATACCTAATACCCATTTTAAAGCTGTTATATATCCAGATTCGTAATCAGATTGAACAGCTTCATATCGACCTGCTATATCATCTAAATAACTAACTAGATTGCTTAAGATTTCATCTTTATGTTTTACATATATTGATTGTTTACCCATAAGACCTCACCATTGCTATATGAAATAACTCTGGAGTTAAGGTTTTATAGCTACCTAATCCTTCTTTAGAGCGTTTAGCTTGTCGTTTTACAAGGCATCTAAGTTCTTCTTGAATAAGTACCATAGTACCTTTTCCAAGTCGGACACCTTCTTCTTTAAAGATTTTTTTAATGTCTTTTTGTGTCATAATGTTTCTCCATAAAATAGGTTTAAGACTTTTTCATATTCGTCTTCTAGTCTGCGTACTTGTTCGTCTTTGTTTAAGTCTTGTTTATCTACGTGGTTATACCTGTAAGCTTGTAAAGCATCTAACGTAAGTTGTACTTCTTCTTTACTGTCATAAGCTATTGCAGGTCTTTTGTCTTGTGTTTTAGTTTCTATCATATTTTATCCTTGTTTGTGAATGCCAGAGCCGATTTGATTTGTCCTTTCCCCTAGGTTAAGATTGGATCCCTCGGTTTACTCTGAGGTTGCAATAAACATTTAAAGTTGCTCATAGCTTATTGCGACTCTGGTTTTCACTGTTCTAACCAATAACTACATCTCAGTTACAATGAGTTGAGTTAATCCTAATTGACTGGTAGCATTCATTAATCGTTGTACTTGCTTTGTATTGCAATTCAGATGCTCTTTTATGGTAGCACCTTCTACAATAACTTCTACTTTGTATCGTCTAGTATCGGTAATGGCATCTCCAGCTTTCTGTGCAATGCGAGCTGATACAGTCATAACTCCATTGACTGCTGAAGTTGCGTATGCTAATAGTTTTGTAAATCGTAATGCAGATGTTGTATTCATAATTGTTTCTCCTTTTGCATGATCCATGCTTCGACAATAACTTTCATCATAGATACAGATATATTTAGTTCTGACATGATGTTGGTTGATTCTCTGTCTAACATGGCATCGAGTTCTGGAAATACTTCTTTACATAGCTTGTCTCGTATAAAATCATTTTCCATATACGTTTCCTTTTTCAGCGAAATACAATAGCTTGTCTATTTTTTCTAAAGTTGGTATCATAGAATTGGTTAATCTTGTTATGATAGGATCTTTAATTTCATTGCAATGTATTTCATCTTCTAAATCGTCACGTAGCTGCATTAGGTTATGTAATTCATTACGTGCTTCTGCTAATGAGTCATTTGCTGTTGCTATTAAATTGTTATTTTTTAATAGATTTGTAAATAATGTTGGCATAATTCCTCCTTTATGATGCTTTGGATTCGACATATTGTGATATATCGTTTTCGATTTGTTCATTTTGGGTTAGTACAAGGTCATGTTTCCATGTACCTGTAACGGTGGCTATTTCAAAGCAATCAGGACAATATTCAACGTCCTGATAGGTAAGTATAGATTCACCTGTAAATGGGTGTGTTGTTTGTGATTGTACCTCTTGCCATTCAAGAGGTGTATTTGGATGGTGTTTGCAAACCATATGTAACTCCTACGTTTATTTAAGCAGAGATAAAGGAAGCAGTATAGCCAGTACTACTTCCTTTGATTATTTATTCATTATCTTTATTCAAAATCACTGATTTAGTTTCAATGCGAATAGGTTTTTCAGTCCAATGTATTTTAACAGCACATTGGGTAATTAGTTTTGTATTATTTACATTGTATACAATAGGTATTGTATGATAAAAGTTCCCTACAAAGAATTTCATAGAGTTAAATAATGCAGGAAATGTTTTAGAAGCTTTATACAATTTCTTTAAAGTGCTTGTTCTTGCTGTTTTACCAGCTTTTATATTGTGTATAGTTTTTCTGGAAATGCCTGTATTGTTAGCAATTGTGGCAATAGGTACATCTGTGTTTTGTACCCATTTTATAACTGTTGAATTGTTCATAAATCCCCTTTTATACGCTTTATATTATAAAGCATATCTTTAGTTTTAGCAATTACTTATTTCTTTTATTTACACTAAACATGTATTAGAAAGTATGTAATTACACATTATTGTTACTTTTTGTAGTGCTTGTTGCTCCTATTTTTAAGGAAAACTTTAGTTTCATTACTTTTAATAAAGTAGGGTGCGAAGCACACCTTTTATGTAAAAAAAGGCTACTCAGGATGTCCCAAGTAGCCTCTGTTTGTTATGATGTTGTACTGGTTAACGGTCGTGCTATCATGACTCGTTCAAGAAAGCCTTTCTTAGTCTTAACTTTTAGTAAAGTTTTTGTTATGACTGAAAGGTTATTCTTTATTAGTCTGTCTAATTGTGCATTTACTTCTGCCTCGTGATCTCCGTTCTCTTTTAAAGAAGTCCACATGTTAAAGAAGATACTATCGTCTTTACAGTTGGCTATTTCATCAATATTGACTCTATCATTAAGCCAATCTCCGTCTTTATTTTGCCAAGACTTCTCAAACCATGTATGGTTATTGAATTTCTTTTCTATGATTTGTTTTATTGTACTCATTTGTAACTCCTACGTTATTGTTATTTGGTTAGTTATTGGCTAGAATAGCCAAAGATTAAGGAAGCAGTCCTAGTAAGTGATCTATAGTTATCTGACTCCAAAGAGAAGCCAGATAACCAAGCTGATACCCATTATCATAGAGGTAGCAAGAAAGCTACACACTACGATAATGACTGCATTATGCAACAGATTCAGTAGTCTTACCATGATGTTGCATCCTTGCTTTGATGTTTGTGATAGTATATCTAACCAGATCTTGTGGCATATTATTATCCAGTTCTGATTTGATATGTTTACCTGTGTTATAGCATTTCTCCACAGCTATTGCAGTAGTTCCTAATGTGAACCAGCCAATAAATGCTAACGTATCTTTAGCTTTATCCATTTGTCACTCCTACTTGCTGTTTTAAACTTCTAACTAAACTATGCAATGACAAGATTGCCGTTGGTAAAGAACCATATTTCTTACGGTATTCTTTTACCAGTTGTGATTCTTTTTCTGTTCTCTTCATGATGTAACTCCTACGTTATTGGTTAGTGATGGCAACATAGCCATATATAAAGGAAGCAGTAGTGCTCCTGCATACAGTATGGATTAGTATATGTAGTGGCTGTATGTGTGTGTATAGTGAGTGTATATGTAGAAGTAACTGGGTCGATAGACACATTGTAATGAAACTAATTCAATGAACTCAACCGTTTTCAACCAACCCAACCTGATAACATGGGGGGTAGTAACAACATGTGTCTCTCACACACAGTCTACAGCTATTTTCTGAATACGTACTTGGAACTAAATACCTTTTAGATAGTTAAATAAATGTATTAACTTAAAGTAATGCTTAAGATGAAGACTAAATTAAAGAGAGTATACGAAGTATTTAACCTGTCTACAGGTACGTGGGACGAAAAAGTAATGACAGATGAAGAGTATGAATATTTTGTATCTAAACAAAATGCTACTGCTGACCAAATGGAAGCTGAATATGAAATCATATCCAAAATAGTAGCACAAAAATTAGGACATTCTCCAAGAAAGGAGAGTATGGATTAACCATATAGTAATTATTTATATAAAGTAATGAATTACTATATAGTAATGCATTACTATATAGTAATGATAACTATATAGTAGGGGAAATGAGAATTAAAAGAAGAATTGAAGGTAAAACAGCATATTATGACATACTTACTAAACAGCAAGCTGATCAACAAAAAATGGATTATGTCTATTGGAAGGATGCTGAAGTGGGGAAGTATGCAATCACCGATGATAATTATGTGGCTGTATGCTACGCTAGAAACAATTATACAGATAAGCAGGGACAATGTAAGACATTTGTCAAACTTACTTGTGGAGTGGGTTGGACTAGTCGTTTTACCAAAATAAATTTTGAAGAAAACCACAAATACGGAGTATATAGTAAGACCAACCCTAAACGTACATGGGATCAGGAAGAAGCTGGAACAACACGTGCTAAAAATACTGTTACCGCCTATGCACAGATGCTCCTTGCAGATGGAAAAGTGGACTACAACACTCTTGGTAAGATATATAGACCTGACCAGAAAATCCCCATTGCAACGGTACGCAGATTCCTTAAACAAAGGGTAGCAAAAAAGATGGTAGAAGAAAAATTAAAAGAAATATTGGCTAAAAAGAGTATTTCCAAAGAGTTTGCTGTAGATAACATTGTACTAGCTCTAAAAATGTCCGAAGAAAAGGGGGATGTAAACAATTTTTTAAAGGCAAACGACTATTTAATGGATTTATTGGAAATGAAGCCAAATAAAAAAATGATAACCGATACGATACAAGTGGATTACACCAAACAGATAGCCGATACCATAGCACAAGAAGATAAACGGCTAACCTTGCAAAGAAAGAGTGAAGAAGATGAACGACCTGAATGATCCAGAACTAGATTACCAAGGAGTAACAGAAAATGCTTTAAAAACAGAGCAATTGGATGCTGCAGTACGTGCATTGCATGTATTGGCTATTATGCAAAAAGGAGACTCTGCTTGGATGGCTAGTTATGCTATAGATGCTTTACGAGAAATAGAAGCACTAGGTTATCAATACGAAACGTTTAGAGATCAATTGAACTAATTGAAAGATCATACAAAATATATAAAAGACAAACTGGTTCAAAATATGATTATGTTTGGTAAGGTTATTATGCCAAACATGTTTTCGGCTCCTTCCCCAGATTTTCATTACAAAATAGCAGATGCTTTATGTGAAGAAGACAACAAACAAATTAATATTATCGCTCCACGTGGTCATGCTAAGTCTTCTATAGTCGGTGGTGTATATCCCCTTTACCACATCATGAACCATAGTGGAGCAAAACTTATTGTACTGGTATCCAGAACGCAGGATCATGCTATTAAACTATTGGGTACGATTAAAGACACAATAGAGTATAGTACAACCTTTCGTCAAATATACGGATATTGGGGACAGCACAGTGCACGGCAGTGGGCAAAAAGTGAAGTTGAATTAAAAGACGGTTCCATGATTATATGCAAAGGTACAGGTCAACAGTTACGTGGAATTAAGGTGGGAAGTCAAAGACCAACGCTGATTATTGTAGACGATCCTGAAGATGAGAATAATACGAAGACCGCTGAAGCTATGGAAGCCAATCTACGATGGCTATTACAGAGTGCTGTTCCCTCCCTAGACCCTAAAAAAGGTAAGATTATTGTTATTGGTACACCACAACACCAACGATGTATGGTAGAAATACTAAAAGAAATGAAGGGATGGCACAATATGCATTTTAGTCCCAGCATTGTAAAAAATAAAGCATTATGGGAAGAATGGCAGCCTATAAAAAAATTAGTACAGAAAAAAGAAGAATTAGAGTCCATAGGACGTAGCTCTGTGTTCTACAGAGAATACATGTGCCAGATTATTGGAGATGAAGATCAGTTGTTTAAACTAGATTATATCCAATACCATGACTATGAATTAGAAATCGACAGCGATGGGTATCATTATTTAAAAAATAAAGAAAAAACCATACCTGTTAATGTGTTTATGGGAGTTGATCCTGCTTCTTCAGTCCGTAAGACAGCAGATTACTCTGTAATTATGCCAGTAGCGGTAGACGAAAACAACAACAGGTATATTCTCCAGTATTACCGTAATAGGGCAACTCCCATGCAACTTGCAGAAAACATTATAGAGTATTTTAAAATGTTTAAACCTGTCAAAGTACGAGTCGAAAGTGTAGGCTATCAGGAAATGCTACGAGAATACTTACGACAACGCTGTGATGAAGAAAAGATATTTATTTCTGGATTGGAAATCAAAGAGAGTCCTAGAACCAGTAAATCTTCTAGACTGGAAACTATGCAACCCTACTTTGCTCAAAAAAAGATGTATATGATGGAAACGATGGAAGAATTAAAAGATGAGTTGCTGTTATACCCTAGAGGGAAACATGATGATTTATTAGATGGATTGTTCTATGCAACGAAAAAATGTTTTGCACCTGTACACAAAGAAACACGCACAGTAAAGCAACCATCTTATCAAGAATACATTGAAGATGATATAAGTTGGAAGATAGCATAGTATGGAACTTTTAATTAAAGTAAACGTTTAACACACTAAAACCCCTTTCTGCATGCATAAGAATACCGTTAAGACCGATGAAGTACAATTAACACAAGATTTATTATCTGATTACAGTTCTGCCAGACAGAATTGGGCAAAGCAAGCTGTAGAAGATAATGAGTTTCGTAACGGCAAACAATGGACAGACGATCAGGTACGTGCCTTACGACAACGAGCACAAGAGCCGTTGGTTGTAAATGTAGTATATTCAGCAGTAGAGCAAGCCAAGGCAATGCTGACTGCAAACTCCCCTAAATTCCAATCGACTGCTAGAGAGACTAGCGATGCAAAGGTCGGTAGAATGTTTTCAGATATTATGGCCTATATATGGGATAATTCTAATGGGAATGTAGAACTGAAACAAGCAATAGACGATTACTATGTTAAAGGAATGGGGGTAATGATGGCACACATCGACCCAGATGCAGATTTTGGATCTGGTGAGGTTAAGCTTACATCTATAGACCCATTAGAACTTTTTATTGATCCTACGTCCAAAGATCCTTTTTGCAGAGATGCTGCACATATGATCGTTGGAAAGCTAGTATCGGAAGCTCATTTGATTGAGTACTACCCTGAATTTGCAGAGCAGATAAAACAAGCAGCAGAAACCAGTCATATTAATATGGATGCAGGATCACGATATGGACTTCGGAATGAAGACGTTACCATGAAACGCAGAATGACAGGGAGTTCTATTACAGGGGAAAGAGAATTAGAATTATTTGAACGATATACGAAAGTAAAAGATCCTTATTTTAAAATATACGATCCCTTAAGTGATGAACAAAAAGTATTGAATCAAATAGACTATGAAGAGTACACAAAAGAGCCTATTGTAATCTTGACCAATGCAGAAGGTCAATCGGTATACACAGATAAGAAAAGTGTTAGTATGTATATGCAAATAGCAGAACAAATAGGTACTACGTATCATTTAATGATGGATATGAATACAGGGCAACCTACTCCTATGGCAGGAGAAGAA